TGTACGATGTTAATCACGACCTAATTAACAATGGAATTGCTCTTGAAGAGGTAATGCTCAAAGGTATTAATCGGGCGGGAATGACAATTTTGAATATTTTTCAGCACTGTTTTCATCCTCAAGGTCTTACAATTGTGATTGCACTCTCAGAAAGTCATGTTTCTTGTCATACATGGCCAGAAAAAGGTTGTTTGGCAATAGATGTTTATACATGTGGTGAAGGAAATCCAAAATTAATTGCATTAGAACTATTAAAATATCTCAATTCAGATAATTACTCTCTCAGAGAAGTAAATCGTTAAATAGAAATAGGAGATAGCAACCTCCTTCCAAAAAAAGTTCTGTTTTTACTAAAAAACAGGAGCTAAAATGTTATTTGAATCCGGAGATTCTCAAAAAAGAATAATTCAAGAAGTTATGCACGATTATGCACCAAAACATAATCTCAAAAAACAAACCGAATTGCATGAAAAAATTCGTAATGATGAAGACTATGATGATTGGCAATATGGAACCGAACCAAATTATGGTTCTTCATGGAAATCGACATAAATAAAATATAGAAATTTGATTCCCGAATGGCAGTACAAAGGATATCTAGATCATTTAAAGATATTAGTTTATCCTTTGAACCCCATCCGGTGACAAAGGATCTACCTATACTTAAAAATGAACGTGCAATTTCCAGATCAATTCGAAATCTGGTAGAAACAATTCCAACTGAAAGATTCTTCAATTCTTTACTTGGATCTGATGTTCGTCGTAGTTTATTTGAATTTTGTGATTATGGTACTGCATCCATTATACAAACTCAAATTGAAACTACAATAGAAAATTATGAGACAAGAGTGAATAATGTTCAAGTAGATGTAGATCCTAGACCAGATGATAATGCATTTGAAGTTACTGTTATATTTGATATTATTGGACAAGAAATTCCAACACAGCAATTTACATTCTTACTAGAGGCAACCAGATAAAATGCCTTTTACTAAATTTACAAATCTAGATTTTGATCAAATAAAGACATCCATCAAGGATTATCTCCGTGCCAACTCTACATTCACGGATTTTGACTTTGAAGGATCTAATTTTTCTGTCTTAATTGATACTTTAGCATATAACACGTATATTACTGCGTTTAACTCGAATATGATTGTCAATGAATCCTTCTTGGATTCTGCAACACTCAGAGAAAATGTAGTATCACTTGCAAGAAATATTGGTTATGTACCACGCTCTAGAACCTCCTCCAAGGCGATTATATCATTCAGTGGTTCAACTAAATCTGATACACCAACAGTCACCTTAAAGGCAGGTTTAGTATGTGTTGGAAGTGCAGATAATACATCATATACTTTTTCGGTTCCGGAAAATATTACTCGTCCAGTAGTAAAAAATGGTAATGTAGGTACTGTAGGTTTTACCAGTATTACAGTTTATCAAGGAACATTTTTAACAAAGCAATTTGTTGTTGACGGATCTCTGGATCAAAGATTTGTTTTGGATAATCCAAATATTGATACTTCAACAATTTCAGTTTATGTTAAAGGTATTAATGATAGTGGACTTGGTTCAGAATACTCATTAGTTGAAAATATTTTAAACATTGATTCAGCATCAGAAATTTATTTAATACAAGAAGTTCAAGATGAAAAGTATGAACTTCTCTTTGGCGATGGAAGATTTGGCAAAAAACTAGAAAATAATGCAGTTATAACAGTCAATTATATTGTAACTAATGGAAAAGAAGGAAACGGATGTTCTAATTTTTCTTTTCAAGGAAATTTACGATCATCTTCGGACAATCCAATATCCTTGGGAACAGTGACTGTCACAACAAATCAGTCATCACAAAATGGTGCAGAAATTGAAGATCTCAATTCAATTAAATACTTTGCACCAAGAATCTATTCTGCCCAGTACAGAGCAGTAACTGCAAGAGATTATGAAGTCATTATCAAAAAAATATATCCAGATACAGAATCTGTTGCAATTATTGGTGGCGAAGAATTAGATCCACCAGAATATGGTAACGTTGTTATAAGTATTAAACCAAAAAATGGTACATATGTATCTGATTTTAATAAAGAATTGATTAAGAATAAATTAAAACAATATAGTATCTCAGGAATTAATCAAAAAATAATTGATCTTAAGATATTGTATGTTGAGATTGATTCTTCAATTTATTACAATTCATCTCAGGTGTCTTCCGTAAATTCTTTAACAACTAAAATATCAAATTCTTTAGAAAAATATTCAAATTCATTAGATTTTAATAAATTTGGTGGGAGATTTAAGTATAGTAAGGTTCTTCAAATCATTGATAATACCGACAATGTAATAACATCAAACATTACTAAAGTTAGAATAAGAAGAGATCTTAAGGTAACACGACAACCCACACAGTATGAATTGTGTTTTGGTAATAAATTTCATATCAATCCTGAAGGATACAATATAAGGTCTACCGGGTTTAAAATTTCAGATGAACCTGATACAGTATATCTAACCGATACTCCTTCCAAAGATTCAAATGGAAATCTAACTGGAACTGGAATAATTTCAATAGTGAAACCATATATGGCAATTTCTGGTGTTGGAACCACATCTATTATGAAAACTCCAATTGCAATTAAATCTGCAGGTACTGTAGATTATATAAAAGGAGAAATTAAATTAGGAACAATTAATATTACTTCAACATCTTTATCAAATGATATTATCGAAATTCAGGCATTTCCAGAATCAAATGATGTTATTGGATTAAAAGATTTATATTTAGTTTTTAATATCGAAAAAAGTTCAATAAATATGGTAAGAGACGTAATTTCTTCTGGCGATGAGATATCTGGAACAGTATTCTCTAGAGATTTCTACACGTCAAGTTATCAAAACGATAAACTAATAAGAGTGTAACATGATAGGTACTGGGTTTGAATCTAGAGTAAAAGTACAGCAAATAATTCAAAATCAACTTCCAGAATTTATACTGGATGAAAGTCCTAATGCAGTTGAATTTTTAAAACAATATTATATTTCTCAGGAATATCAAGGCGGTCCTGTAGATATTGTAGAAAATCTAGATCAATATTTAAAACTTGACAACTTAACTCCTGAAGTTGTTGTAGGTAACGTTGGTCTCAGCACCAATATTACCTCTACTGTTGGAGTCATTACAGTAACAAGTACTAAAGGATTTCCTCAAAAATATGGACTTTTAAAAATTGATGATGAAATTATTACATATACTGGAATAACCACAAATACATTTACTGGATGTATTCGTGGTTTTAGTGGAATTACTAGTTATCATCAAGATTTAAATTCTGAAGAATTAATATTTTCTGAGTCTGCAAAGACATCACACACTCAAAATACTTCGGTACAAAATCTAAGTTCATTATTTTTGAAAGAATTTTATAAAAAGTTAAAAATAACATTAACTCCAGGATTAGAGGATACTGATTTTGTTTCAGATTTAAATATTGGCAATTTTATAAAAAATGCCAGATCTTTCTATCAAGCAAAAGGAACGGATGAATCATTTCGAATTTTATTCAATATTCTTTATGGAGTAACCCCTAGAGTTGTAAACTTAGAAGATTTTTTAATTAAGCCATCTTCTGCAGAGTTCATTAGAAGAGAAGTTGCAATAGCAGAAAGAATCTCTGGAAACCCTTCTAAATTAGTTGGGCAAACTATCAAAAAATCTATTAATGGCATTGATGATGAAATTACAAGTGCATCAATTTCTGAAGTAGAATCATTTACAAGAAATGGTAGGCAATATTTTAAAATTTCATTATTTGTTGGATATAATGATGTTTCTGCAATTGAAGGTAATTTTACAATTACGCCAAATACAAAGTGTTTAGATAATGTATCAGTTGGATCTTCTGTAATTTCTGTCGATTCTACTATTTCATTTCCTGAAAAAGGAACTATCATATCTGGAATTAATACTATCACTTATACAAGTAAGAGTGTCAATCAGTTTTTTGGTTGTATTGGTATTACATCAACAATTAATTCTACAGATAATATAAGATATGATGAAATTTATTATGCGTATGAAAATGGAGATATTACTAAAAAAGTTGAATTGAGATTTACTGGAGTGTTATCTAAATTTGTACAAGTATCGGACAATTTAGACGCAAGTGAAGGAGATATTATTTCAGTTAAAAATTTGGGAGAAGTAATTCAAAATCCAGAACAAAATAAAAATTATAAACAAATATTTGCAAATTCTTGGATTTACAATACTAGTTCAAGATATCAAATAGAAGATATTGATAACTTTATTTTAACTAGTCCAATTGATAAGTCAAGTTTAAAAATTGGAGATAGAGTTGAAATTGTTGAAAGGGACACAAATAATATAGCATCTTCTACTACAAATATTGCATATATTTCTAATATTATTCCAGGAAATGGAATTGTTTTAAATAATCTGAATTTTACTGCAATACCTGGAGTAAAATATGACCTAAGAAGAAAACTTAATACTGCAAGCAGTTCAGTAGTTCCAATTGAATATGGAAACAATGTTATTTTATCGGATACATTGAATTTATATACAGATAAAAATTATGCATATGTTGCTTCAAATTCATTACCTTCTAATAATCAAATCAATCCCAATCAATCAATTCCATACACATATCAAATAACAAAGAATATTAATACTACATCAATTAGTAATGGTACAGTTGGGGAACTAACAGATGCTGTTGGTGACGGTACTTATTCATCCATAGCATTTGAAAATCCAGTTAATTTTATTGATGGTGATAGAATTTATTATCAACCAGCAGTAAATCCTTTGGTTGGTTTAGAGACTGGTAGTTATTATGTTCAGATTCAATCAGTAGATAAGAAAAAAATTAGATTATATTTTTCCAAGTCATTTATTGGAGGATCTAATTATTTAACATTTGAGCCTTCAAGTGGTG